TCCTCGATAGTGATCGCTACCGGTACAGAAACTTCATCTCAGATATCGCGGGACAGGATATTCACGCCCACGACGGGCAGCCACGGAAGGCGATTACAGAGGTTCGCAACTGGCTCGCCGGCGCTTCAGGAAGAAAACTCCTCCCAGGCGGTGCCGAAGTCTCTGCTCGATATGAGAGATTTCAAGCCGATCTCCCCGCCCTCTGCGCTCGTGTTCAGCGCGATCCCGCCGATCTCATTTTCGTTGATCTCTCGGAAATGGTATCGATCTGGTTGAAGGCGGATCGTTAGCGCGCAGCTTGCGAATTCCCTTGCCGGCCTGACTGTTCGCTCAGTCGGCCGCTCGCCAGACAACTACCGTCGGGCAAGTCGCGGTGCCGCTGGAATGGACAGACCACGAGGTTGCTGGCGGACCAGCGGTTACGTTGCTCACAGGTAAGCGGTGACTTCGCCCAGAGTCCTGTCGCGAAATCCCCTTTTCACCAGCACACGCCTTGGAAGTCCCATTCGGGGAAGTTGCGAATTACTCGGCGATAAAGTCGGCATCTCGCGGAAGTGCCGCAAGCGGCGCCCAAAGTTGAATTGATCGCAACGCATTCTCTCCGCTTCCTTCGAGGGCTGACGCCCACTCCCACTTTCTGCAATGAGCTGGCAAACCCAAGTTGACGACATGCTGGAGACGTTGCTCGATCCGGACACCGGATTCGGCACGCCTTACGTTTACACCTTCAGCGCTGGCGGCATGATCGCACTGGCCGGCTACTTCAACGCCGCTTATCAGAACGTCAAACTCGACGGCTACGGCAGCACTATCACGACGATCCATCCCGTGCTGGGCGTCCGCCTGGCGGATTTCGCCGGCACTGTGGGCCCGGCGCAGGATGACACTGTGGCTGTCAACGGTGCGAACTACGCGATCTGGGACGTGCAGCCGGATAAACAGGGCAATCTGGTCAACAAAAACGGCGGCGCGCTCCTGCTCTTGAAGAAACTCTGATGCCTACAGATCATCCACGCTCCGTGATCCGGGACTACGTTGCGGCGGGCCTGGTGAGCGCGCAGACGCTGGCTGGCGCGAATGTTTTCGCAAACCGGATCGAACCGGTCGGCGACAACTGGTCGCCGGCGATCTTCGTGCACACGCCCAGTGAGTCAGTCGATCAGAAGGACTCGTGGGTATCAAATGATCCGGACAGCCCGGGCCGGTTGACTCGTGAGCTGGTGCTCGCGGTGGCCGGCATCATGGAGATGCCCCGCTCTGGCGTTCCCATCGACCGGCAGCTCGATCAGCTCGCATACCAGATCGAAGCATTCATGGACTCCGATCCGACGCTGGGCGGCAACGCTTCGAAGTCGCTGCTCCAGAGCAGCGCGGTTACACTCAAGCCCGGTGGCGTCGACGCGGTGGCGATGGTGCAGCTCGTCTACACGGTCACTTACTACACAGAGACCATCACGGATCCACGTGTGGATGGCGTTCAGCCGACGGAGGTCTTTGTCGGCTTTGCGCCGGACATTGGCGTTGCCAATCAGGCGGACTACATCGAAGTGGTGGGCGGCTAAGGCATGCTGGACCTTCTGATTCAACGCGGCGCCAGGACCGGCGACCTGCAGGATCCGGACACGGCGCGGCTCAACTATCAGGTGAGCAATCTGATTCATCGCGGCCTGGTCGTCTCCGTGGACCTGCAAAACGCGCTGGCGACGGTGCAGGTGGGGGAAGTCCAGACCGCAGCGCTTCCCTGGCTGACTACGCGCGCCGGCGGAGACATTACCTGGTGGGCGCCGGAGGCCGGCGAGCATGTGGCGATCCTCTGCCCCGGTGGAAGTCTGTCGCAGGGCGTGATTATCGGCTCGCTCTATTGCGGCGCGAACCCGGCGCCGTCGAACAGTGCGGATCAGAACGTCACGAAGTACTCGGACGGCACGACGATCACTTACGACCGCGCGGCCCACATGTTCACGGTTCAGGCCGTGGGAGCGGTGACGATCAACATTCAGGGCAACGCCACGCTCACCGCACAGGCTGTGGCGGTGAGTGCACAAAATGGCCTGACGCTTACCGGCGCGCTGACTGTCGACGGCGACCTCACGCTGAACGGGAAGGTGGCCGGCACGCTGAAAGTGGCCGGCAATGTGCGCGCCACGGGCGCGGTGGCCCAGATGGTTCCGCCTGCACAACTATGATTGGCATGAACGTGGACACCGGCGCAGAGCTGGCCGGCTTCGCGCATCTCGAGCAGAGCATCCGCGACATCCTCCTGACGCCGAAGCTCAGCCGGGTGATGTTGCGGGATTATGGCTCGGATCTCTTCTCGCTGATCGACCAGCCGCTCAACGAGAGCACCAAAATGGCGATCATTGCAGCCACAGTCGGTGCGCTCTCCACGTGGGAGCCGCGGATTCAGGTGCAGAGCGTAACGGTCGCGGCGGACCCGGCGAACGGTTCCATCTCCATCAATCTGACTGCGCTGTACTTGCCTGACGGGCAAACCATCACGGTCGAGGGCCTGAAACTTTCATGAGCCGCTTCAACCTGATCGACCTCTCGACGCTGGCGCCGCCGGATGTGGTGGAGACGATCGACTTCGAGTCGATCAAACTGGACATCCTGCAGGACCTGGTGACGCGCGACCCCTCGTTCTCTGCGCTGCTCGAGTCGGATCCGGCCGTCAAGTTGGTGGAGGCCTTCGCCTACCGGGAGATGATGTTGCGCCAGCGGATCAATGACGCCGCGAACGCCAACATGCTGGCCACCGCGCTGGGCTCTTACCTGGACAATCTGGCTGCGCTGTTCGGCGTCCAGCGCATGACATTCACGGACGCGCAGGGCAATGTGACAACAGAGACGGACGACCGGCTACGCTTGCGCGCGCAGCTCGCACCGGATGCCTTCTCCTGTGCCGGTCCGGGGAACGCTTACATCTACTTCGCGTTCTCCGCCGACCTGCGCGTGGCCGACGCCAGCGCGTTCTCGCCGTCCACTGGCAATGTGGTCGTCACCATCTACAGCACGGACAAAGCCGGCGTGGCGAGCGCGGATCTGATCAGCGCTGTTGCCACGGCGTTGAACGCGGACGACGTCCGGCCGCTCACCGACGTGGTAGAAGTGCAAGCCGCGACCATTCAGCACTACACCGTCTCTGCAACAGTGACGCTCTACCCCGGCCCGGACGCGACCGCCGTCACGACGGCGATCACGAACGCGCTCGCTGCTTACACCCAGAACGTGCAACGCCTGGGCTACGGTGTGACGCTCGCCGGGATGTACGGTGCTCTCGACCAGGCCGGCGTGCAGAACGCGACGATCCAGTCGCCTGCCACTGACGTGGCTGGAGATCCGTACAAGATCAACGTTTGCGACAGCGTGACGGTCAACGTCGCGCCACTGAGGTCGGAATGAGCACGGCACCCCCGCTGCTTCCTTCCGTCTTGCCGCCGAACGCGACGCTGTTTGAGCGGAACATGGAAAGCGCCGGCTGGCGCTTGCGGAACAAAGGTCCTGCTGGCATCCGCGCGCTGTGGAACCCGCAGACGATCCCCGCGGCGCTGCTGCCCTGGCTCGCTTGGGGCTTGGGTGTCGATGCATGGGACACCACGTGGGACGACGGCAAGAAGCGCGCTGTGGTCGCCTCCGCGCTCGCGGATCACCGGGTCGACGGGACACTCGCTGGCGTTCGACGGGTGACCGAGTTCTATGGTGGCACGGTAACGGACGTCATCCGGCCGCCCTGCCAGCTTTACTACGGCGCGGCTCAGACACAAGCGCAGAAGGACGCGGCGCTGGCGGTTTATCCGCAACTGATCCTGCGCACGGACGGCGATCCGTTCGCGGTTCCGGCCGGCGCGACGTTTCCCAGGATGTCCTACATGGGCAACTGCTATGGCGTCGATCTGGGCTCGGCGGAGCGTGCGTTGCCGCAGGCGTTCATTCAGGACCAGGGTTCGACCATTCAATGTGGAGTGTCGCTGTGGACCGCGGACGGCACTGGTTATCTGCAGATCAAGGTGCCGATCAGTAATCCGCATGGAACCTACGCCGGCGGCTTCCCGAAATTCGGCATAGCTGTGGATGCGCCGGTTTACCTGCTGCAACTCTTGCAGAGTTACGCGGGGCCGGGCCTGGGTGTCAATTACAAGCTGGTCAATGCCGGCATCGAGCCGACGCAGGTCTTTCCGGACTGGATTTCGGAGACGTATTCTCCGCCTTGCATTTTCGCGGGCCGCCACTTTGGCGCAGCCGGGCTGTACTGGCAGGCGTCGGACGCGAGCGCTCACGTTTACGCCAGGCTCTACCTGTTCAACTCCAGCCGGACGCTCGAGGCCAGCGGTAAGAGCTTCTTTATCGATGCAGTGCACACGGGCGTTCAGAGTCAGACTGCTCAGATCCGTGTCTGGTTTCCGTTGCAACGCTCGCCATGGGCGCCCAGCTACTACGGCCATGGCTTCTCGGTGGCGGGGGATTACGAGTGGCTGACGCGCTATTGCGACAGCCTGGCGCGCTGCACCTCGCTGCGCGACACCATTCTCGTGGATACAGCAAATTACGCGGTCGTGTCCTGTGGGCAAACCCAGTGTGATCCGGCGACGATGTGCGGCGCTATGTTGCCGCGGCAATAGGGAGAGATCCGATGGAACAACAATTTAACTTTCAGCAGAACATGGACTTCCAGGCGCAGGACTTCATTGACCTGCAACAGTGGGCCGCGGACAGCATCGACCATATCGCGCTGGACGCGATCGCCCCGGCCGGCATGTACTTCACCGGGCTTGCCGCGACGCAAAACGGCCAGACCCAGGTGAACGTCGCTGCCGGCCGCCTGTACGCGCAGGGCACGAATTCCTCGGGCAGCGCCGGCCTGTGGGCTTACCAGTACCCAACGCCGAGCACCAATTCTTTGCAGTCGATGCTGCCGTTGAGCAACCCGAAGCTCATCGCGCTCATCGCCTGGGGCTCCGTGAATACGGACGCCGATGTGGAGCCGCGGTCCTTCCTGGTCAACGCGCAGACCGGCCTGGCGCAGACTCAGTCGACCGCTTTACAGACGGTGCGCACCTGCAATCTGCAGTTCGTCGCCGGCGTCGAGTCGCCAGTGCCGCAGCTCCCGACGATTCCGGCCAACGCGTTGCTGATCGCGACCATCACGATGTCTCCGACCGGCATCACCTCGATTGCCATGCAGTCGAGCAACATCCTGCCCAACCTGGCGAACCACGAGACGCGTGTGGAAGCGCTTGAAAGCAGCAGCTCCCAGGTGAGTCTCCAGACCGCGTCTTTGGCTACGGACCTCAGCGCGCTCGCCGCGAAGACCAACGGCCTCGCATCGTTGGCGCTGGTGACGCAGATGGCGGAGGACCTGGCGCGCACGAAAGCGAAGCTCAACCTGCCATCCACATACTCTTCCTACGAGTCCGATTTCTTCGGCGATCTGACGAAGACGAACAATGGCGCGGCCGGCTTCGCAGCCAAGGTCAGCAACGGCCTTCTGTTCCCCGATGCCGCGAACGCAACGTCCACGTTCGATCTGTTTAACCCGATCGATGCGAGCGTCGTCAAGAGCACGCGTGGCCTGATCCTGCCCGCGTACACGAGCGTCCCGCGCATTCAGACCACCGGTTACTCCGGCGACCTGTCGCTCTCGCAGTACCAGGTTCAGACCCAGAGTCTCGTGCAGCAGCAGGAAACGGTCTGGCAGTACCGCTACGGGTGGGACTGGAACTATTACCCCGGCTGGTATCGCGGCCAGTTCTGGAATTACTACAACCAGTACTACTCTTACGTGCTCGGCGGAGGCTTCTGGACAGCCTACACTCAGACGAGCTACGCGCTACAGACCAGCACGACCAACATCAACGGCGCCATGGTGGCGCAGACCTTCCTGGTCTCGAACGCCATGTGGCTCACTGCCCTGGACCTGTACCTGACCTCTGTGGCTGCGACCGGCGATCTTACTGTGGCCATCACGAAGACCGTTGCCGGGCAGCCCGATCTAACGAACGTCATCGCCACGGTGAACGTCCCTGTTGGGACGCTCAACACTTACCCGGCCGCGACGAACATCCAGATCCCGGCGGTGCTGCTCGAGGCCGGCACGCGCTACGCGATGGTGCTGATCACGCAGGGCAATCACCGCATCGCCACGGTCAGCGGGAACAACT